ACTCCGGCGTCAACGATCGAATCTCCAACGGGGACATTGTGTGGAACGGCAATCGTTATCAGCGGTTCCCGATTGAAGTTGAAGGATTTGAGTTTAACGGAAAGCAACTGCCGCGCCCGACACTGCGCGTCTCCAACCTGTTCAGTGTCATCTCGTCAATTCTGCTGAACGTCAACGAACTGACGCCCGGCAACGACTTGATTGGCGCGAAGGTTATCCGCATCCGCACCTGCGCCCGTTATCTGGACGCGATCAATTTCGAGAACAATCAAAATCCTTACGGCATCCCTGACCCATCTGCCGAAGCGCCGCGTGAAATCTATTACGTCGATCGCAAGGTCTCAGAGAATCGCAGCATTGTTGAGTTTGAGCTTGCCGCAGCCCTGGACCTGACTAACGTCAAGCTGCCTGGCCGTCAGTGCATCAGCGGCATTTGCCAGTGGGAATATCGCGGTCCTGAGTGCGGCTACACCGGCTCGAACGTGTTCGATGAGAACGACAACCCTGGCAATCTTGTCGCTGCAACAAACTTTCCTGCTGGCACGACGACTCTAACCGCCGGGCAATCGTTGCTGTCAAACCAGTTTTTGGTGTCATCTAACGGCTGGTACAAAGCGGTAATGCAAGAGGACGGCAATTTTGTCGTCTACAGCAAGGCACTCAAAGCCGTTTGGAGCACGCTGACTTATGGCAAAGGTCTGTCAACTTTCATATATCAGGATGATGGCAACCTCGTTGTCTATGACGCCTTTAATCGTCCTACTTGGAACTCGAATACGCAGAACGTTGCTGCGATTACGGCGCTGACTTTCACGAAGTTGCTGCCAGATAAGTATCCGCGTGGTGACGAAGATGCGCTGCAGCTAGTCGCGGCACCTAATTTTCCGGCTGGCAACAGTTCGGTGGTTTCAACCGCTGCCCCGCGTACCCGCGAGTTGTGGCCGGGCGAATCGCTGACTTCCTCTAATGGCTGGTATCAACTGTTAATGCAGCGCGACGGCAACCTTGTCGTCTACAACAAAGCCAACGATCCCGTCTGGAACACGGGCACTGGGGAGCCGTCCAAAGCCGTGTTCCAAGAAGACGGCAACCTAGTGCTGTATCGCTACTCCGATGGCAAGGCGATTTGGAATGCTGGCTCGTACCTGCAGCCCACTAGCTTTACGCCAACGGCAAACTTCCCGACCGGCACAGGCATTATTCTTGCTGGCAACACCAGCGCTAGCAAACTAACCATCGGTCAGAACCTGTACTCGCCCAACGGCTGGTATCGGTTGACGATGCAAAACGACGGCAATTTGGTGCTGTATAGCAAGGGCACGATCTTCACCGGACCACCATCGCAGAATTACAACATCGCTGTCTGGAGTACCGATACCTACGGCTCTAACGCCACATATGCCCACTTTCAGGATGATGGCAACCTGGTGCTTTATACATCCAGTAATGTGCCTGTATGGAAGTCCAATAACGGTTCCTATCCACAGTATGCAGGCAAGAAATTAGTCTTGCAAAACGATGGCAACCTCGTTATTTACGGAATAGGCAGCAGCACTTCAACGACAACAGTACCGGCGCCAAATCTGCCAACTGGGACCGGCCAAATCCTGTGCTCCAACACCGAAAGCAGCAAGCTCTACAAAGGTCAAACGCTGTACTCCGAAAACGGCTGGTACAGGTTGACGATGCAGACAGATGGCAACCTTGTCATCTATGACAAAGCCGGAACGGCGGTTTGGAACACCGGGACATACAACACCGCAGCGCATTTCGCCTACTTCCAGGCTGACGGCAACCTAGTGCTCCTTGACAACACCGGAGTCACCCCAATCTGGTGGCTGAACAAGGGCAGCTATGGACAGTGGACTGGCTACCGCTGGAAGCTCGAAAAAAATGGAGATTTCGTTTTATACAGCGCTAACAACACTGCTTTATGGCGTAGTGCTACAGGTACGAGTGCTGAGCCGTCTGTCACCAAAGTCAACGAGACGGCTGACACACCTCTGTGGCATACGGTGACAGGCAAATCGGCTGAACCCGGTGCGGCTGTGTTTCCCCAGGCGACACTGGCACTTAGCAACAATGGCACGCTTACTATCACAGCCGGTGGCGTCACACGTTTCACCAACGCTTACAGCAACACAGACGAGCCACAGATTGAAACCGAAACGGGTGACAACCGGCAACACGCCTTTCTTTGGGAGATTTTCGGCAGTGCTGATACCCAATCAGGTCAAACAAAAACCGTAAGTCGAATCTTCGCCTTTGGACTAAGATCGGTCACCTTCAGTTTCACTGGCACGGCCAACTTCACGTTGCCTGCTGAGCATTACAGCAACCAAACAAAATCATGGACGCTGACATCAGCAACCTATGTAAGCAGCAGCGGCAAATGGTATCTGGATGAATGGCTGGAACTATTCCTTGAAACCAGCGAAAGCAATCCGTTCCGCAATCATCCCAATGGCGTGGTTACACCTGTTGGTAGACAATATCGAATCAACGGCGTATTGAGCAATGTTGGCTCTCTGCTACTTGGCAATGACGGCAACCTGGTCCAGTACGACAGCAACAATTCCGCGATTTGGAGCAGCAATTATTCCAGCAACATTGAGCCAAAAGTTCCCGGTGATGGCGGCGATTTTGTGGATATATGCGGCAAACGCCTAACCAGTTGCGAAGCGCGATTCGGCACTAATGTCGATTTACCATTCGGCAGCTTCCCTGGCGTGGGACAGTATTTCACATGACCTGGCGCACAACTGCCGTCAAGCATCTCGCTAGTGATGTGTCACGGGAAGCCTGCGGGCTGGTGGTCATCATCAAAGGTCGCAAACGGTACGTCCCGTGCCGGAATCTGGCGGTCGATAGCGATTTTTTCATCCTTGACCCGGCGGACTGGGCAGCGGCTGAAGACACTGGCGAGATCGTTGGCGTGGTGCATAGCCATCCGTTCACCACAGCACAAGCCAGCCAAGCGGATCTCATCGCCTGCGAGAAAAGCAAACTGCCCTGGTACATCTACTGTCCGCACCTTGAAACCTGGAATGAGATCCAGCCAACTGGTTACAAGGCGCCGCTGATCGGACGCGAATGGGTTTGGGGCGTTACCGACTGTTGGTCATTGGCGCGTGACTGGTATGCGGAGGAATGGGGACTAGAGCTGCGTGACTGGCAGCGCCCGGTGACGTTGCAGGAATTTGAGGACGCACCACTATTTGACATCAGTTGGAAGGCAACGGGCTTCCAGGAAATCTCCTTAGAGGAGTTGCAGTATGGGGATGCTGTGCTGATGGGCTTAAACAGTTCAAAGCTGAACCACTGCGCTGTCTACCTTGGTGACCAGTTGATCCTGCACCACGTCATGGGACGGCTCAGTAGTCGGGATGTTTATGGCGGCTATTATTTGAAAAGCACCGGACGCGCCTTGCGTCATAGCAGCAGGCTTCAGTGAGATGTTGCGAACGATCCGCATTTACGGTGCCCTTGCCAAGTTTCTGAAGCGGCGGGTATTCCGGGCGGAGGTCGCCAATGCCGCCGAGGCAATCCGTTTTTTGCTGGCAAATTTCCCGCAACTGGAACAGCACATGGCTGACCAGTATTACGAGGTGCGTGTCGGCAGTCGAGCACTGCCAATCGGTGAAGACCCCAGCGAATTGCACGGTCCAACGGGGGACAAGGAAGTGATTTCGATCATCCCGGTGATGGCTGGTGCGGGTGGCGCAACAACGCAGATTTTGGCGGGTGTGGCTTTGGTTACCGCTGCGATTGTTTTAGGTCCTGCTGCTGGTGGCTTTCTTGGTTTGGGCGCAGGTCTTGGTGGAACTACAGGTGCTGGCGCAGCGATAAGCATGGGTTTAATCGGTGGAACCGCTGCTACAGCAATCGGCGCTGTCGGCGCAGCTCTTATCCTTGGTGGAGTCGCTCAACTTCTAACCCCAACGCCGCAGCTGAATGCTGGAGTGTCAGGCGGTCGCGGCGGTTCAGGGCAAGACGCTGAAAACGACCCCCGGCGTTCATATAGTTTCAGCGGCGTGCAAAACGTGTCACGTCAAGGCATCCCGGTGCCTGTTGTCTACGGTGAATGCATCGTCGGCAGCATCGTCATTTCTGCTGGCACCAGCACTGAGAAGGTAACGACATGACCGAGATTCGAGGCAGCGGTGGTCGCAGCGGCAGTGGCGCTACCACGCAGGTTATTTATGCCTCGCCTCCGATTTATGCGCCATCAGTAACACCAGACAACCTTGATTCTGTTCAGTATGCAGAGATTCTGGATCTAATCTGCGAAGGTGAAATTGAAGGTTTTCCTAACGCAAAAGCCTATAGCCGTGACACCCCGGAATACAACATTGCACTGCTTAAAGATGTATTTCTGGACGATACGCCAATCCTGCGTGCTGGTGCCAACCCATTAGCCGTACAGGATTCGGACTACAACTTCAAAGACGTACAGCTTTATACGCGATACGGCACGCAGGACCAAACCTTTATTCCTCTGTCGCGGACTATTCAATCTGAGTATCCGGTCAATACAAAAATCACTTTTGACACGCCGGTCACCCGCACAATTTCAACCGCTGGCGTCAACGGTCTGCGCCTAACGCTTTCCACACCACAGCTTCAGAATTACCAATCAAACGGTGACATCTTTGGTGAGGCGGTTGATTTCGCTATTGAAGTTTCATATAACG